AAGAACCTGAAAAAAAAGCACCTAAAGGCAAGTTATTTAAAGTTACGCTGGGTTGTTATGCCGGTCAAGATTGCGCTTTTGAAAAATACGCAGAAGATTTAAATGATGCCTGTTCGGGGTCTGTTTCTTCGGGGAAACATATTGGCGAAGGTTATTCATACAGGTTATTTGTAAGGAATGGCGTTTGCTATTATGAAGCATCTTTTAAAGGTAAGCATGTAAACGAAGTGCCGGCGGATGCTGAGGTGGTATCGTCCGATAAAGTACCTGAAGATAAGAAACCGAAGGATAAAAAGAAAGAAGAAAAGCCCAAAGATAAGGGCAAAGAGTGCTTGGAAAACAATCCGCACATCTGCAAAGGTGAAGACGGTAAATGGAAAGATACACGTGAAGACGGCAAACCGAAGGAGCAGCAAAAGCCCGAAGATAAGGGCGTTTTTAAGGACAAAGACGGCGTGTATCGTAGCGAAGATGACGGCGGCGAAGTCCATAAAGACGAAAATGGTCAATGGAAACCGAAGGAAGGCAAAGACGGTAAAGATGGCAATGACGGGCAGAATGGTCGTGATGGCCGTGATGGCCGTGATGGCCGTGATGTCCCAGATTACAGCGGCATATTAGGCAGCATAAATCAAAACATAGTTGATTTAACCCGTGTAGTTACCGAAGGTTTCGGCAAAGTTTCAGACGGCCTTTCGGGTCTTGGCGGTGGTTCGGGCGGCGGCGGTGGTAACGGCAGCGGCCAGGCGCAAAAAGGCGAAGGCGAAGGCGAACTAGAGAAGTATTGCAAAAAACATCCCAACACGCTTACTTGTGCGGAATTTAACGGCAATATGCCCGAAGAAGGCGACTTTTCGGGGCTTATCCCGAAAAAAGAAGTGCCGATTGCCTGGAAATTTGAAGATTTTCTGCAAGGCTCTTCGGCAAAGTGCCCTGCCCCGATGAAATTTGACACAATGCTCGGCGTTATAAGCTTGAGTTGGGACGGTTTTTGTGAGTTTCTCCGCATGGTTCGCGGTTTTGTGATTATGGCCGCATCCGTTACCGGAATTATGATTGTGTTGAAAGGTCAATAAAATGCCAGCGTTTTTAATACCTGTTATAGGTTTTATTGCCTCGTGGGTTGTGCGGGCAATGATAGTAAAGTTTGTTGTTGCCTTCGGCGTTGGCATTACGGTTTACAAAGTGTCCAGCTGGGGCATTGATGAAATGAAAAACTATTTCTATCAAGGCTATCATCAACTTCCGGCCGCTTTGCTTGACCTGCTTAATATAGGCGGGTTTGAGTTTGGCATAGAGATTATTTTCTCGGCCATTGGAATTAGGGGCGCACTATTGGCCGTTGATTCGTTTACAAAAATGACGATTGGGGGCGGTTGATGCTTTATCTTATTACTGGGACTCTTGGGACGGGTAAAACATCAATGGTCGTCGATATGATTCTGAATAACAAAGATGGCTTGTTTACGTTTGAAGCGGAAGATGGGACTAAGATTGCCCGCCCGCTCTATTTTTGCCATATTGACGGCTTGGATACGCGCAAATTTAAGGCACACGAACTGACAGAAGAACAGTTGCAGTCTGCTCCGCTGAATGAGATTGTGCCTGAAGGCTCGGTTGTCATTGTCGATGAAGCGGACTATACATATCCCGTTCGCTCTTCGGCCCAAAAGCCTCCGCCCTATATCCAAACCCTGAAAGAATTGAGGCATTACGGCTTTACGCTGATACTTATGACCCAACATCCAACTATGTTGGATAAATATGTTCGTAACCTTGTAGGCCGCCATATACACCTTGAGCGCAAGGTAGTCGGCACATACAAATATGAGTTTTACCGCTGCGAAGAGAATCTGACTGCTCAATCGTTTGCAACTGCAACAAAGTCTTTTTACAAGCCGCCGAAGGAAGCCTTTAAGTATTACAAATCGGCCAGTAAGCACATCAAATTCACGAAAAAGATTCCAAAAGTGTTTTGGTTCGTCTTTTTCTGTTTTGCGGTGCTATTCTACTTCGGCGTGCCGTGGATTGGCCGCATGTACGAAAAGGCCAATCCCGGCGCGAAAAAAGAAGAGGTTGTGCAGGTTAAAGACTCTCAACCGGTTCAGCCGTCTGCTCCCGTAGAGGCTGAATTGGTCGATTTGGTAGACGTTCCTCCACCTGCTCCGCCTTCGGCGTTGCCCGAAGCGGCCGCATCGGTGCCTGAATTTTCGGAAGCCTATTATCGGCCGCGCGTTGAGGGCATGCCCGAAACCGCGCCGATCTACGACGGCATAAGAAGCGTAAGCAGAATGGAAAGCGTGGCCGCATGCATCAAAGGCCGTAAAGGCTGCGATTGCTATACCGATTTTGGGACGAAAGTCTCAATCAAGCCTGAAACCTGCCGCGATTGGGCAGAAAACGGCCTGCCGTTCAATCCATACAGGCGGGAAGGGGTAAGCATGGCCGAAGGCCAAAACGCCCGCATTTCGCAGCCTGAGGCAAATACGGGCGGGGGTGGGGTTTATGTCATGGGTGGGAAAGATAAGCTTACCCTTCTCCCTGACTATTCTAAAGGTCCATCGGCACAATGATAAAGGATGTCGTATGAAATTTTTACTTGACAGATTTAAATGGTTTCCAATCTTCATTCTGATTGCCCAAATCATAGCCTTCGTTGATCACAATGTTGGATTACCTACATTGCACAAATTCGGAGACTATGTAAGGCGCGGTTTAAGCGGGATACCAATATATGCACAAATCATTATTATCATGCTGATTTTGCTATTTATTATTGTTTTAGACAAAAAATTAAAGTAGAAAGGGCCATCGGCCCAATAAGACAAAAGCCGCTTGATAAATCAGGCGGCTTTTGTTTTACTTCTTTTGTTTTAACACACAGCCGCCGAAGCGGCTGAAGTCCTTAATTTACTCTTGATTATCGTCGTCGTCAACAAAAATCCCTAACTCCGTATGACTTGCTGCGCCCCAGGGTTCGCATCCGTCCATATCTAAAACAATATGGCCGGAATATTCTTTATTAACCATTTCCCAAAATTCTTTTTTGCTCATGTCTGACATATTTTCCCAATTTTTAGGGTCGTATCCCTCGGCTAATGCTATTAAGTCATTGACAAGCTGGCCGTTGTTATATTCGTAGCTGCAATGGCAAAACCACGTTTTGCCGGGTTTTTCGCCTTTGCCTCGCCATATTGCAAGTGTTAATCCGCCTCCATTGTCTTCATGGCAGCAAACTTTCCAGCCCCTTGCGTCGATTGCTGATAAAAGACATTTTATTGCAATTTCATTTGGTTTCATTTTTTTTATCCTATTTAATATTGGGTGGGTGCGGCCGTCTTGTAACGGTTTGAATCTGATACGTCGTCATTTTGTTTCGGAATTTTTGCGGAAGCAATCCCCTTCCGTGATAAATTTGAAAAAAATGACGGGATTCAAATCGTGTAAAGGCGGCTGCTTGGGTGGGTCGCCCCGCCTGCCCTTTCGGGCAGGTTCGGGCTTTAAACTACTTTTCGCCTTCAGGTTGGTTGAAAACAAGTTCTTCCTGTTTTTCAATCCCCGCATTTTCTTCCATGAGGCGGTTAAATCGGCTCATGGCCCGGGTATGGTAAAACTCATAGCCCCGGCTGTTGATTCCGCCCGCTTCGTGTGCGCCTTCGAGGTAGCCTAAAAACTCGCAGGTGTACAGGATGTCGGCACATTCCAAATCGTTCAGATAATTATGGACTTTTGTCCAAATTTCGGCCGTTTTAAACACAATCGGTTCTTTTAAATCTTCCATTTTTAAAACTCCTATGACAAAGGTTGGTATCGCCGCCCTGCCCGGCCTCTTTTGGAAGGGTTGGTTAGCGGTGGGCGAACCGTCCCGGAGAAAGGCAAACTTTTCCGCCTCGGAAATGTCAGGCATCTTCCGGAATGGGCGGCTTTGGGTAGGGCGTGCCGCACCAGTAAGCCGCTGCGTAAGGCCGTCAAGGGGGAAGCTTTGTAAAGACGAAACGCCTTATCTCGTCTTTACGAATACCCCCTTGACGGACTGAAGCGGCGGATTACCCTGCGGCCAAAAGCCCGAACCAAAGCCGCCCATGAGGAAGATGCCGTTTCCTTAGGTAACGGTTGCGTTTCGGGCGCGTTGGAACAACGCGCAACCAATCCATGCGAAGCATTCATAGCGTGCCGCAGGCGCGCCGTACCAAGCGAAGCGCGGCGTATAGGAAGCATGAAGCTTACAGACGGCCTTTATGCGGAAACATCGCCGTTTTGTTTCGGGATTTTTGCGGAAGCAATCCCCTTCCGTGATAAATCCGAAAAAACGGCGGCATAAAGGCCGTCTGAAAGATCCATGCAAAGGGTGGGTTAGTGGGGGCAAACGGAGTGCGCAGCGAAGAATGAGCGTAGGGACAAGGGATTAGCACTGGCCAGCGGAGCAACCCTAGTTCGGAGTCCGTAGGATGCAAGCCCGGCCGCGAAGCGGTGGCCGCAAAAAACGCCTGGAAAAAAAACGCCTGGAAAAAAACGCCTGGAAAAAAACGCCTGGTAAAAATGCCTGGTCAGACGGTAAATTAGTCATAGATATATAATTATGCGAAATAACAAATGCTCGCTATTTGTAGTAACGCCTTTTAGGCCGCCAGCCCCTGCCGGCATTGGCGGCCATCTCGTTGCAAATACCTTCTTTGGCCGCTTCAAAATACACGTCCTTCAAACCTTCCTTATCGCACGGCCGTGCTTTGTCGTAATTTAAGGATACAATGATTTCAAGCGGTTGCCTGTTGCACGTTTCCGCGATTTCCAGCATGAAGGCAAGCGGCAGATTCATGCGGCCTTTGCGGTATTGCGAAATGTGCGAAGTCGAAACGCCCCAATGCCTGGCAAGCGCATAATCGGAATAAAGCGGTTTGTTCATTTTGAACAAATCCAGCCATTGGGAAGCAGAACGCATGATAAAACAAAGCCTTATGGTTAATTCATAAGGCTATTGTAAAACTGCTTGCAAATGATGGCTAGACGTGAAAATGCTCGCTACTGTTTGCCGTCGAAAAGTGCTTTGATTTCATCGTGCGAAGGCGTTTGATTGACCCGCCATCGGTAGATTTTTAATCCTGCGTCGTTGGTGGCTTTGTTTTTCTTTTGGTCGGTGTCCTGTCTGTCATCGCCGCTGTTATGGCTGCTGTCGTCCAGTTCGATAACGGCAATCGGATAGCTCTGTTTGTTGCAGACGACAAAATCATAGCTTAGACGGTTAATGCGGTTGTGCCATGATTGGAAGTTGAAGCCTTTCTTTACCCTCAATACCCTGCTTGTTTGAACCTGAAACGCTATCAGATAGTCAGGTAATGCCTTTTTGAGTTTCCAGTAAAGTTGTTGTTCGGGAATGCTCATTAACTTTGAAGCATAGTAAGGCCATTCCCTCGGCATTTCCTCCCTGTCTACGTTGGGATTTTGGATTTCGGATTGATCTTCAAATCCATCTAATATGTCGTTTGGGAATAGTTTGGATGATTTATTGCCTTTTTTGTCAGGCATGAGGACGGCAATAATGACAAGTATAACTGTGATGGCTGCTACCAGTAAAAATGCTGCCGTTCCTGTATCCATCATTTCCCTTCTTTCTCTTTTTCCCTGTGAATAATCATTTCCTGCGCATCTTTGCTAAATTCCGTAATCAATACGTCCATCAGCTCCGTCCATTTTATTGTGCGGCCGATTTTTAGGCTGGCTTCCATTGCAAGTCTTTCAACTCGCATTTTTTTATCTAATTTAATGTTGTAAGTCGTTGTATTTGTTCTAGACATATCTAATACCTCTCTGATTTTTTAACTTTATACCTAAATATTTAAAAATTTTACAAGGTATTTACTTTTTTACTTGGATTTGCTATTGTTAATTTGATTTAGGTAACTAAGTAAATACTTGGATTTTTCAAATGGAAATAATGCCATCATCAAATTTTAAAACTGCGGACGGATGCTTGACGTTGGGGAATCCCCCCATGAGTAACACGGGGGGAACGGTTAGCGTAGCTTATTCGCATCTCGTGATGGTGGACGGGAAAGTAATGGAAATTCCCTTGAAGCGGGGGAATGAGACGGCGGGTTTTATAGATACCTTAACGCTGGTTATGCATCGGGATGTTTTTGTAAGAGCCGATCAGTTAGGAGCTGACGACGAAGTAATAGCAAATGCATCGGCGGAAATTTTAGAAATTATGGGTTACGGTATAACCTGCGAGAACAAAGGCGGTCGAAACTTTTACAAACGTTCTTTCTTGATGGGTACGAATGCCGACAATTACGGATTTTTCGCAATGGGCGGTAATAAAAGCAAAAACGATGCCGAAACCGTATGTTTTAGCTTTACGGGAACGGGCTTAATTGCCGCCCTCGAAGGTTGGGAATCACGAAGCCAAAAAAGGCAAGAATTTTGTGCGCGTTGTGGACCATATCCGCGAAATT